AGTGGAGGACTATGCCGGGAATCTTGTCTCCAATGCGACAGGTACTCATACCGGAATCACCATCACTTACCAGGACGCCGATGGTGATATGGACTTCGTTGTGGATCACGACGCGGCTCAAAACTTCGTGGCTGACGAGCATATCGACTGGACAGACGCGAGCGATAATTTCCTGACCACGGGAACGTTGAATTGTGGCGGACCACTGACGATCACGCAAAACAGTGATACGGTCGTTGTTAGTCACGACGGTACAAACCCTTATGTTAAATGGTCGGATGGGTACTTAACGCTGCAAACCGATGAAGGAACGAGTGCGAATACAATCCTTGCAGTTTATGGCAAGGGTGGCGGCACAGCGCAGATATTTCTGTATGATGCGAACGACACAGTTTATATGTCGCTTCGGGGCCGGTCAGGGAGAGGAGATATAAAGACGGCAGGGACAGGAGCAGGTGATGTTGTTGTGCAAAGCCCAGCCCATGCAGACGTTAAGTTGTTTGAGGATGCAACGAGTGGAGAAACGAGGGCACTTGAAATTTGCGGTTATCGCAGCGGAGATTCTCTGCGAACATTCTCGGTTTCTGTTGGAGCGAGTGCCGCCGATCAAGTCGATTTCAGTGGGCTCACTACCTACTCGTTCGCTGGAACTGTTACTGCAACGACACTGACAGACGGCACGTTCTCCGTTACTGGTGGAGCCGTTACGGGTGCCACTGGCAATATCTCCATGTGGACGAACGACCACGGGTACTATGATTCCGATGATGACGTAGACCACGATGCGACTACGAACTTTGTAAGCGACGAACACGTTGCTCACAGCGGAGTAACGCTAACCGCTGGGGAAGGCTTGAGTGGGGGCGGTGACATTTCGACCAGCCGTTCATTCGCCCTGGACTTCACCGAACTAGACGCAGATACGATAGCTGCCGATGACCTCCTGTGCTTCTATGATGACACGGGAACGCATCACAATAAGATCACCTTTGCCAATTTCGAGGGAACTCTTAATCACGATAGTTTGTCAGGGTTCGTCAGTCAGGAGCATATCAATTGGACGAACGCGAGCGACAACTTCTCTACCACGGGCACACTTGGATGCGGCGGTCCATTAACGATCACGCAAAACAGTGATACGGTTGTGTGGTCACATGATGGAACTGATGCTTATTGCCAATGGAGCGACGGCAGTTTGATTCTCAAGACGGATGAGGGAACGGATACAAACACAATCGTAAAGGTGCATGGCAAGGGGACTGGCGACGGTAAACTTTACCTCTACGAAGAAAACGATACTGAATATCTTGAGTTGCTATCAAGTGGGGTTGCTGGCTATGTGCGGGTAAAAGGGAGTAGTCCAGGAAAACTGTTGCTTCAAGACCCAGCCCATGATGATATTCGATGCTTTTCTAGTTGTGCCGAAGGAGAAACCCCATCATTTAGGGTGCGGGGGTTTCGCTCTGGCGATTCAGCTAGAGAACTGGATATTTGTGTCGGAGCAAGTGCCGCTGACCAGATCGACTTCACCGGCCTATCTACCTACTCGTTTGACGGTGACGTGGTAGTTGCCGACGCAACCCCTAGCCTCACACTATATGACACGGACATTTCAGGTGCGAATTGGGGCAAAGCAAAAATCACGGGTAGCTCTAATCTGCTGTTGTTGGGGCACGCGAAGGTCGATGGCAGCGGGGCGATCACCTTTTGGACGATGAACGCTACCGATGGGTCAAGTGCAACCTCTTACGCTGTGACCGTGGACGATCTGACGATCAGCACACCTAGCAACATCTACAACCTTTCCCATGATTCGTTTGCGGATTTCGATGCTAACGAGCACGTCGATCATACGGGGGTCACGCTCACAGCGGGAGATGGGCTCACAGGTGGTGGTGACATTTCAAGCAATCGGACCTTTGCCCTTTCACACCTTGGTATTGAATCGCTTGCAGACCCCGGTGCTGATCGAATCATGTTTTGGGATGATGGCGAATCCGCTTGTAAGTGGTTGCAAGCAACGAAGGGAGTACAGATTTCAGGTACGGAACTTACCTTCGACTATTCTTCTCTGACGGCAGACACGCCAGCCGATGCGGACCTACTCTGCTTCTACGATGATACGGGGTCTGCTCATGACAAGATCACATTTCTCAATTTCAAAAAGAAATTTGCTGCCGATGCGGTCGTTGCTGTGTATACAACAAATGCCGGGCAGACAGTTAATAACATCACCGCGACCATCATAGACTTCGAGGATCAAGTTCACGACACCGATTCCTGTGTAACGACCGGGGCGGCATGGAAATTCACAGCGTCAACACCCGGCTACTACCTTGTTCAAGCATCCATTCTGTTCGATACTACTGCAACTTGGACGGAAACAGAACTTTCCTGCCTTTATATTTACAAAAACGGAACTGCAATCTACGTACTTGACCGTGAAACAGATCATTCATCAGCGAATCACTATTTGCATAACTATGGTAGTGGCCTTGTTTATCTGAATGGCACTACTGATTATCTTGACATAAGAGTGTACCAGAATAGTGGGGGGAACCTTACGTTATACAATGGTGACTCACTACACAATTGGGTGTCAATTCACCTAATTAGATAACAGGAGACAAAACATGGCTGATTTCACATTCACAATCCCCGATGATAAGCTCGCAACCGTGCGCGATGCAATATGCGAGAACCAGGGGTGGGATTCGTACCGCCGAGAATTGCAGGGTTTGACGGACAGGCTGCAAGCCCAAGTCGACAACGAGGAAATCTCGCAGGCGACGATGGACGATCTTATCGCTGCGAAGGTTGCCAAGATCGGACCCGCTTTGAATAAAGCGGCGTGGGCCAAGTGGCGCATCGGCTTGTGGATACGGGGCCAAGTACAAAAGTACCAGCGGAAAATCGCCAGTGACGCAGCGATAGAGCCCGTTGGAATCGACACGGACATCGCAACCACCGACTAACGCGAGGAGCAAAATGAAAGCGCGAAAGATTGACCTGCGAGACTACGTGCCTCCCGGTGTGGAGGGTCCGGTCGAAAAGATCAAAGTTCGGCAAACGCTGGCGAACCTGATTACCCATCCTGGACTCAAACTGTCACCGAAGGAATTGATTGTCAGTGGAATCTTGGCAGACACAATCGAAAAGAGCGGGCAAGAAGTTCTGGTAGACAAACGCGACTACGAAACAATCACCAAAGCCCTGGACAAGATCGTACCGGAGCTAGGGTTGGGCCGTGCCCACTATCCTTTGATGGACCGTGTCTACAACGCACCGGAGATTGAGGTCGAGGCCAAAGACGAGCCCAAACAACCGGAGCCGGAAAAGAAGTGACGCAGCTCTATTGGACAACGCTGACGGTCGACCAATGGGCCAGTATGACGGTGGACGAGTGGGCCACCATGCTGGTCGAGCCAGTGGGCGAACGGCGTGACCCAGGCGACACCGACTGGCTACGTGACGATCCTGGCAATATCAGTGTGAGTCGTGAGGGGTCTGGAGGCGTCACCCTGACGCAAGATGGCCCTGGTGGTATATCCATCACAATTGCCGGCCCAGCCGCCTTAGGCGTGACGAGAGACGGCCCTGGCGGCATTTCCGTGGCATATACCGGCCCTGGTGGCACAATCCTTGCTCAAAATGGCCCTGGTGGGGTCGGTTTGACCCGGATCGGCCCCGCTGGGGTTGATTTGACCCGGATCGGCCCCGCTGGAATTGCTACGGCAGTCGGTGGCCCCGCTGAAATCGGTCTTGCCAGGGGTGGCCCTGGCGGCGTAATCTTTTCACGATAGGAGTGCAGATCATGGGACGAGTTTACGAACAGGTGCAGATCGACCAACAGGCCGCTGGTTCTACGACACTAAGGGCGGCGGTGGACAGTAAGAAATGCACATTGCATCGGCTATTCGGCACGCTCTCTGCAAACGGGAGTATTATGATTGAAGAATCGGACGGTACAAACCTGACTGGCCCAATGCAGGTGCTTGCCGATGCAGGACCATTCGAGATTGGGCCAGCGGACAACCCACAATTCAACCTCAAAACCGAAAGTGGCCAAGGGTTAGTGCTTACTACGTCTGGTGGGCTGTTCAAGGGGTTCGCTTTCGTGTCTTATGACGACGACTGAGGGAATTATGTTTGAAGAAACAATTGTCGCTGGCCGGACTATCGACTTCACTGTAAGCCTTTATGAGGACGATGGCTCCACGGCCGTGAATGTCGCAACAGGCGATGTGGTGCGATGTAAACTGTCCCGCAATCATGGGACACCTGTTCTGGACATCGACAGCGTAGCTAGGTTGTCTGGCGGCAGTTTCATTACAGCCTCTGTTGGTTCAAACGAAGTCACGATTCGGTTCGGCCAAGATGACACCGCCGACCTTTACGGCGTTTATTCCGCCGAGGTCTTACTGGTTGACGAAAGTGAAACGTACCCAACGGATGCGATCAAGTCGTTTGAAAAAGGCGTAATTACGTTTCTGCCGGGTGCTGGTGGCGACGTAGGAAAGACATAGGTGCTGCATGATACTTGATCCCGGCGAGATTGCCGTCTGGCTCGGCAAAGGCAGTACGCTCACAGACGCCGAGGCTGCGTTGATCGCCATGATTCAGCCGATGGTGGAGCGGAGCATCAAGGCGTATTGCGGGTGCAATCTGGAACCACAAAAAACCTACACGCATTATCTCCCACAACGGCGGCGGGGCAATCCGGCGACGTCCGTCCGTTCATGGGATGTTAGTGGCGATAAGGCTGTTTCTGTATCGGCTGGTCGGTCGCTTGAATCGGAGTCACTGTGGTTGCCAGAACGGCCGGTACGAAGTATCACGAGCGTCAACGTGGACGAAGGAGCCTATGGTGGCCAGGGCTCGACGGATTTTTCTGGTAGCAATCTGGTGGCGGGAACCGATTATCAGATTGACGAACTGGAATCCGGCCTGTCCATTTCCGGCAAGCTAATACGTCGCGGGTCATTCTGGCCCTCATTCCCACGTACCGTGAAGGTGGTCTATACGGCAGGATTCACTCAAGCGGAATTGACTTACGATTCCACCAACCGCGAGGCTGGTATTGCGGCAAATGTGAAATTGGCTACGCTCTATGCGATGCAGGCGGTGTTCGCACAACATGGGGTCGATGCGGGTGACATCGTGTCTGAAAAGTTGGGCGATTATTCCGTAAAATACGCTGGTGGCATCGCGCAGGAATTGCCTAAGCGATCCAAGAAGTTACTGCGCCCGTTCATCACATATGCGAGGTTTATATAATGAGCCTTTCGTCACTGTGTTCTCGCCACACCGTCGTTCACAACACGCAGTCCGAAACGACTGGCACGGCTGGCAGCCTATCTCCGTCACAGACGCAAGGCAATACGCACACCTGTTTTATCCAACCAGCCAGCACGAATGACCGACTCGTCTCGACTCAATTCGAGACAGAAATAAGCCACGTTTTGTATTATGACCACGATCCGGGGTTGGAACAGGGGGACGAGGTCATATTTGGTACACGGACGTTCGAGGTTGACGCGAGGGCGATCAACACCGACGAGGCGGGGCGATTATGGAAAGTCTACGCGCTCGAAAAAGACCGGGACCAATAATATGCTACCACAGACCGGACGAGCGAGGATTCAGTGGTATGGCCATCGCGTGTCTGCGCAAATGCAAGCGGACCTCGTGAAGGGCCTTCGCTTGGCGACGTCATATTGCCGCAAGCGGATCGTCTTAGTTATCAGCAAGAGTAGTCGCGTCGGGAGCGGTGCGAGAAGTCCTGGACCTGGCGTTGGGCCACCGATGCGATTTGAGCACAGCAAGCCGGGCCAGCCACCGCGAGCGGACACAGGCAAGTTGCGGCAGTCGATCTATGGGCAAGTACACAGGGAACGTATGCTTGGTGAGGTCGGCACAACGCTCAAGTACGGTGCCGGTCTGGAAAAAGGAACTAAAGCCCATACGATTGTACCGCGACGAAAAAGGTTTCTTGTTTTCGGTGTCGCCCGTGGCGGGCAAACATCATTCCGTCGTGGTGGGAGAACACAACGTCGTGACCGGGATGCCGTTACGGGCCGCTTTGTGGCTCGGTCACATTGGGTGTTTGCAAGGCGAGTGCGTCACCCCGGCACGAAACCTCGCCCATATATTTTCCGTACCGTGCAGCGGAACCGCCAGCGACTTATGGCGTTGATTTGTCGACCAGCACAAACTAGAATGCGCGTCGTCTAATGAGGGTATATGGATGGCTACATTTTTCGAGACGATCAAAACGCGGTTCGATGCCGATTCGCAATTGAGCACCGATGGGTTCAGTGAACTATTCCAGGGACATGCAAAAAAAGGCGAAGATAAACCCTTTTGTGTTTTGAAGGTCTTAGAGGATGAGAAAACGCGAGATGCGTTCGGTGTGAGATTTCACGAGGGGCTGTTTACGTTCGTTGTGGACACGACGACGCAGGAACTCGCGAAAAGCCTACGCGACGATATCGTGGATGTGTTCAAGGATTGCGAAAAAGACTTGAGCGTTGACAATATTAACGTCTATTTATTGGAAGAACAAGCCACCCGTTATGACGAAACGGAAGTTGGGTTGTGGTGGTGCGAGATTGATTACAAATACGGATATTCGGAGGCCAGACCATGAGTACCACGTTATCGGATCGGCTTAATTTCAGGTTTCATTGGACCCATGACGACACGACCGATGCAGGGTTAAGCACACCGTCCGACAGTGGAGAATATCAATATCTAATGGCGCTGGCGCAAGGGAAGGGGGCGAACCAAAACGACATCCTGTTTCGGGATCGCCGCACACTGACTTCCAATACAGGGACGGATCAACTCGATTTGTCAGGTGGATTGACGGACATCTATGGCAACGCGCTTACCTTCGTGACCGTCAAGGCGCTCATCGTTGAGAACAAGGGCCTACCGGCTGCTGGCAACGATGGTAGTACTGATGACTCGTGGACTACGGCGGCTGGACAGGATTTACTCATCGGTGGGGCGTCGTCGAACGCATGGCAAAAATGGCTGAATGACACCGCAGGGGCAGAAGTGCGACTCCGTTCGGGTGGGTTATTCGTCTTGACGGCCCCCGTGGACGGCGTTAAAGTGACGGCTGGAACCGGGGACATTCTACAGATTTTGTGGGATGGCTCCGTAGCGAGCGGCGGCGACATCGAGTATGACATCATAATCGCTGGCGTCGCATAACACCAAAGTACCGCAGACCCTTGTGCTTGGGTACCAGAGCAACTGGACCTGACTCCAAACGGAGCAGGTCCTTTTTTTTGGAGGTGGAGAATGTCAAACGATTATAGGACCGGCAAATATGGCCGCGTCAAGGCTGGCGCGAACGTGTTGGCCTATGCAGACAAATGGGATATGACACTGGCGGCAGACAGCGGTCATTTTCCCACGTTCGGAAGCGGTGGTTACAAGTATTCGTCTACTGGTGCCATCGGAGCGACCGGCACAATGGAAGGCCCTTACGATTTTGATGACCCGGCCGAGGACGAACTCGCCGTGGGCACGAATTACGATCTGGAACTGTACCTTTCGACTGTCACGGGAGGCGATGCACGGTTCTATACCCTAAACGCCGAAATCACCGACTTCCAGGTTTCGGTCGATGCCGCATCAGGGGATCCGTTGCGTTGGACCGCAAGTTGGCAATCGCACGGAACAATCACCGACCCGTCGTAAGTTCGATTCCTCGACCATACTACCTAAACCCCGGAGGAAGGAACAATGGACGGTGCACACCGCGCGTTTGCCTCGCCAACAAAGATTGGTTTGGCTGGCAAGGATTACACGGTGCGGCCCCGCATTGCGGAGCATTATGCGGAGTTCGAGGACCATCTATTGTCGTTGCGAGAAAATCCACTCGTTGCGGCAAAGGAAATGCTCGCCTTAGTTGGCGATGATCCCGTTGTCGTGAAACAAATACTTGAAGTCGCAATGGCACAGCGGTGTCATGCGAAGTCAATCACGCGACAAGAGTTGAGCGATTGGATGGACTCGTTGCGAGGGATGGCCTATGTGGCGTGGGTCCAATTGCGGCACAACGATCCCGACTATGACAGTGAGAATCCACTCGGTTCATGTAAGACCATTACGCCGGAAACGCTCTTGGCCGATATAATGACCGAGTTCGAGGGCGTACTGAAAAGCGTGATGAAAAACACGACGTTAACGGGGCAAGAGGCGGCGGACGCGGCAGAATCTTTGCTCGTTGATCGAATACAGGCGGACCTCGGACGCCCGTCCGGTGAGGATGGCTTGGGAAACTCGACTGGCCCGAACTTGCCGCCCTCGACGGCGGGGGAGGGCCAGACGACGAGCGAGCCTTCCCCTGGCGGCGAATCCTAAGACGGTTGGGCGAAGATTACGGGTTCACGGCCGCACAAGTCGGCAAGATGACACTGTACCAGATACGCACGTACTTGGCCGAGGAAAAAGACCTTGGTCCTGGTGTGCGGGTTGTTGGTGGTAGTGAATGGGCGGAACTGAAGCGCAAGTGGTTGAAAAAGCGACGACGGAAAGGGAATCGCAAGAAGCCATAACTGGAGGATAAGCATGCCAATCAAACTGGGCGAGGCGTTCGCTTATATCTTCGTCGACCAAAAAGGATTCAAGGCTGGCATGGCGTCGGTACATGCGCATTTCACAACCGGAATCCAGAAGATGCAGGTCGTGGCGAACAAGGCGAAGATCGCCCTATTGCTCGGTACGGCCGGTTTCGGAGCCATCGCAAAGGTGGCCGCTGGCTTCGAGCAAGGCATGGCGCGGGTCAAGGCGCTGACTGGTGAAACAGGGTCGGCGTTCGACGCCATGTCGGCGCAAGCGAAGGAACTTGGGGCAACAACCGTCTACACGGCACGGCAGGCATCACAGGCGATGGGGTTCTTCGCTTTGGCTGGTTTCAAGTCAGACAAGATTATGACGGCGATGCCCGCCACGCTCGACCTCGCCGCAGCCGGACAGATGGATGTCGCACAAGCGGCCGACATCACCGCAAAAATCATGGCCGGAATGGGGATCGAAGCAAAAGACCTCACGCATACAGTGGACGTGTTAACAAAAGCGTTTACTACGTCGAACACAGACCTCGTGATGCTCGGCGATGCGATGAAATACGTTGGGCCAATCGGTAAATCTTCCGGAAAAGACATTGAAGAACTGACGGCAGCGATTCAAGTGATGTCAAACGCCGGCATTCAAGGGCAGATGGCCGGAACGGCCTTGCGTAATATGCTCCTGCGATTGCAGATTCAGCCCGGTGCTGTCGGTGACCAACTCAAAGCGCTGGGTGTGGATGTCAAGGATTCAACGGGTAAACTGAAACATCTCGGCGACATTATCGACGAGGTGACAGCCGCTACCGAAAACATGGGTGAGGTCGAGAAAAACGCCGCCATCGGCCAGATTGCCGGTATTCGCGCCGTATCTGGCTTTATGGCTTTGATGGAGCAAGGTGGCTCACAAATCAAACGGTTCGAGTCATCGCTGCGGGATGCTGGTGGGACGGCGAAGCGGATTGCTGAAACACAACTCAATACCCTACAAGGCCAGTTCATCATAATGAAGTCAGCGGTCGAAAGCGCCGCGATTACGTTCGGCGAAATGATGATTCCAGCGTTGCGTGGTGTCGTGAAATGGGTCCAAGAGTGGGCTCGTGGACTGGCCGCGTGGGACGAGGCTTCTGTCCGTAATGCGTTAAGTACCGCAGCGTTGACCGGAAAGGTATTGCTGTTATTGATCGCCATGCCAAAAGTGGCGGCAGTAATGAAAGTATTGATTGGGCTTTTGGGCGGCGCGTCGATTAACCCGGCGGTTGTGGCTGTCATCGCATTAACGGCCGCCGTGACGGCGTTGGGTGGTGCGTGGGTAGAAGCCAAACTGACCGGGCGAGATTTCGTCGATGTCTTGAAAGACAACATCAGCGCAATGCTCGGCCTAAACAAGGCGACGAAAGAACAGATCAAGTTAGAGCGGTTACGCAAGGCAGCACAAAAGGAAAGTGACCCCGACGATCCAGAGAAAGTGAAAAAACGATTCAACAACATGATGAATCTACGTGCGGAACTCGGCAAACGCAAGCGGCTCGCTGAACTTAAAGTTAAGCGATACGAGTCAGAAGGGCCGAGTGCGAAAGAACAACTGGCATTCTATTGGAACACGCCGGAAAAGATTGGCGGCAATATCAGGGAGTCGATGAAAAAGGAAGCTCGCAAAGAATTAACGATGGTTGATCGCGAGTTGGGTCGCGTGAATCGCGATTTACGGTCGCAATTCGGTGGTACAGGTACACCGGAGTATCCGTTCGCCACGAACTACACGTCGGGTCAAACCCACAAAGCCCCGGCGATGTCCGCAGACCAGAAACAGGCGTTGCGTGCGAGTCAACAAGCCGCCTATATTGAAAGGCGTCGTGCGGCGAAACGAGGTGGCTTCGGTGCAACTATGGATCGTGCGTTCGCTGAACATTACGCCGAACAACCTATGTTATCCGAGTTCGACAAGGCAGAAATGGCGGCGATTCAGAGACGCATGGCAACGCGAGACAAATCTATCCAAGCAATGGAGTCAACAACAGGCAGCGCTCGTCAAGTTGGGTTTTCCGGTCTGCAAGAGTTCTCGCGTGCGATCCAGACGAATCTCGTTCCTCCCGCTGCGGAAACCCGTGACAAAGAGAAGTTGCGTCTCGCCAAAGAAGCACAGACTGCCGACGCA